CCGGCAAAGACGATATTACTATTTCTAAAAATTTTTCCGTTGGGAATGGTGATCTGAAAGCCATCCTCAGTAGAGGACATAGTATCTGCGCCAATGACTACCCAATCTGGCCCTTCGATGGCGCATATAGTTGTCATGTCAACTCTCTTCTTAAAATTGCTTCGGCCATACCATTAGTGCCGGGAAAAAGGTCATCCAAAGTGTCACCGCTTTGGTAATTAAGTAAATCCAAAATCCAATCATTAAACTTATCGGGTTTTGCCCCTTGTAATCCTTTTTTCATAGCTATTGGACAAGACAACCAGTCGCGTACCATTGGCTTGCGTTTGTTATCTTTTCGCCCCCCCCCCAGCAACACTGCTTCCCAAGCAAATTGATTGGTTGTTCCTCTAATTTGATGAAAAGTTTTAGTCCATGCGCAAATGCGAATATCATCATGGTCAACTAAAAGCCAATGCAAATTAGCCGGATTGCAAGACATTGCCCACCCATCGGGATATTCAGTTTTAAGTCGCATTATTAAATCCCTGTGCGATTGTTTGTCATCCCAAATCGCCGCCTCTTCATGCAGTTTGCCATACATCTTCTTACCCATTGTGTAATAAGGCGGATCAGCGTATGCAAATTTCATGCTGCTAGCCTCTCATCAAACCAGTCTTTACCATAGGCCAAGTATAGATCATTCACGTCTTGGTTACCGGGAAGGCCAACGATAATGGCAGCAGGCAAGTCTTCCTTGATCCGCTTGGCTAGCTCTTGGCCGGGGTTGCGACCATCCTCTTTTATATCGTTATCAGCAAAGATCAAGACCTTTGTGTACGGTTCAAAAAGTTTCGGAAAGTGGGCTTTCCACTGGCTAACGCCAGCAACGCCAACAGCAGGAATACCAACACAACCGCTAAGAACAATCGTGTCAATCTCACCCTCGCAGATCGCAATTGTGTCTGAGGATTTATGTAAATCTTGAACATTAAATAACCCAATCTTCTGCCCTGTAGGCCATAGGTACTTAGGCGTTCCGTTATCTAGTCTTCGGAATTTAATTCCAACCACACCACTAGGAGTGATGTAAGGAATAGACAGCATCCCCACAGCATGCTCATGGCCAACACTAGGATCGACTACGCTTCCAAGAAGGAATAAACTTGCCACTTCCGGGCTTATGCCTCGGCCCTGTAGGTAGGACTGAGCCAGCGGGTCTATGTGCTGCGCGTACCTTTCGGCTGCTTCCGTTAGCAAGGCTTTCTGCTCTGCGTTTAACATCAATAAACTCCTTCAAGTTTTCCTTACGAGCTACAACGTCATATACGTCACCAAGTAATTGGCAGACTAAACAATTGTATTGCTGTCGCTCTAAGTTATATGCAGCACTTGCGTGGCTGTCATCATGCACTACACACTTGCATGGTACCCAGCCGTAACGATCTTGTATGGTCAAGCCATACGCTTCTAAAACTGCTCCAAGATCAGGCTTGTGGATCATCATGGATGTTAGCCCACTGGTCTAATGTTTGAATCACCCAAGCATCTTCAATGCTTGCGTTGCGTCGCTTGACAATAACGTATGAAGGTGGAACCTCATCTAGCCCACGCGCCCTTGCGTAGTTTTGCGCTTCGACAGTTGCTTGCCGCCAAAACTCTGGCAAGTCTAACCGCGCAGTTGCTTTCAGTTCAAAAACATAAGGCTTGCCCGCGACCATAAGAACAAGATCGCCTTCGTCGTTGGCCCCGGCGAGAGCAAGCCTTTCTGTCATTGCCTTGGGTAGTCTTCCCCTGAACCACCCAAGAACATCTGTTTCAAACTGAGTGCCTTTGCGCTTGTTTGCGTTTGTCATAGGCCCAGCATACCAAACAAGTCTTGTGCGTTATAGCGAATAAGGTAGCGACGCGCTAAGTCATACATCTCCGGGGTTGGCTCCTTTGCTTGTTCCCAATTGCGCTTGTCCCACAGGTAATCTTTCACTCATAGCTCCAATTGTGCTGGGTGGTTTGACGATAGTTCCAGATGGACATACGCGATGCGTCTGCCCATAAAGATACATATTGCCTACCACTAGCACTATTCTTTGCAAAGCGGTTCTTAACCGCTGCAATTCGAAACTCGCCAGTGTCGGGAAGTAAAGCAACTGTAACGATCATTTCAGGCAATTGACTGATCTTGCCTTGGATGGACTTGCGACTCGGTGGCATATCCGGCTGGCCTTCACCTTCACTGGTGTGGTGCAGCAGGAATACCGCAGCTTCTGTTTCTCTAGCCATGTGGTGCATAGCCTTGGCAATTTCGCGTAGCCCTGACCATTCGTTTTCGTGCATCGATACAACGTTCATTGCATTGTCCACGATTAGAAGATGAGGATACTCTCCGTATGCTTCGGCATAGGCTTGAATGGATAGATCAATTTCATCAAGAGTAGGGGATGGAGCAAAGTCAAACCGCAAGTGAGTAATTGAATCTAACTCACTCTGGTAAAACTCTACGCCTGTTTCGGTAGCAAACGCCTCTTCAACGCTGGCCACCTTATGTCCGCTAACCATTGCGGCAGCTCGAATCGCAGTCGTGTAAGCATCAGTATCAGCGCTGATATAGAGCGTTGGTACTTTCATGTGAACGGCAAAGTGCAATGCTAATAATGATTTGCCGGCGTTGGGTGCGCCGGCAATCATCGTTAGTTGACCACGTCTAAATCTAATTCCCTCATCCTGTAGGACTTGGAATAGATCCGGAAGAATAGCGTGATCATTTGCTGACTTAGCCGCTGCTTGTGACAGCGATAGCATCAGTTAATACTTATCGGTTCCACTTAACGTCACAGGCTTGATCCTTTGGCGCGGTACAGAAGTATCCGCTCCAAGGCTTACCTGTCTTTTCGCTAACTCCTTGCTTGAGTTTCATTGGTCCATGCTTACAAGCATGCTCAGATCCAGATGGCACTTGAACATTTGGCTGATGTTGTGGATGAGCTTGTGGTGCTGGACCTGATGTAGCCCATACTGGCTCATCGATCACAGTTGCGCCAAGTGACTTAACCGCGTAAGCGATGTTGCCCTTGTTAGTAAAGTCAGAGCCAGTGGCCAAGATCAACTGAGCCATGTCACTGATTGACTGCAACTGACCTTCAAGTTCAGCCGCGCTGTCTGCGTATAGATTAATTAAAGTTCCGTCAGCCAATTTAAAATTGACTTGGAGCTTTGTGCTTTCGTTTGCTGCCATTTCTTTCTCCTTTATTTGATTATTGCTAGTGGGTCAACGCTGTATGAAAGTTCTCCGCCAACGGCGAAACAATAGTCCCTTACTCCACATGTCGAACACGACATGCCGATATTGGGTAAAAAAATTTCGGCCTGTAATCCGCGTTCAAACTGAGCAAATAGCTCGGTAAGAACCGGTATAGACCAACGTTCCATGCCCTCGCTTGGTTCAAGCGTGGCAGAACGAGCTGAGTAGTACGCGCCATACTGTGGGCGTATGCCATAGATCATCTCAATGCAGGATGCGTACACACCCAACTGCATTGCTGAGTCTGGCGTGGACTTGCCAGTCTTTAGATCGACAACAGTAAGTGAACCGTCAACGTTCTCAAAGACTAGATCGGCAAAGCCTTTGATCGGCACATCACCAAACATCACTTCAAATGGAAGTTCAATGCCGGGCTTACCATCCGGTGCTGTCCACACCTTCCAACCGTTGTTCTTAAACGCAAGAACAAAGTCCTCAAACATCTTAAAACCATTTGCATCCCACCACGCTTTGTCTTCCTTGTCGGGATATTCTTTGGTTGCACGACCACCACGCCGCCAGTCAACTGGGTTGGTCTTCGTGCGATGCTCGATAGCGCCAATCTCTTCTAAGAAGGCGCGGTCCCAAATCTCTTTAAGATTCAACTTTGGTTCCAATGATGATCGCTTGAGCCTTCTTTAATCCTACGATAGTGGCAGGATTAGTTTCAAGCCTAATCTCTTTCTCGATCATATCTCCTAGCGCTTTGCGCATAAGAAGTTCAGCTTCGACAAACGCCTTCTCGAACGCTGTCTTAGTAATTATCTTTGCTCGTTTAGTTCCCATTTAGCACTCGTCATCTTCCCAAAAGTCTGCGTCAAACTCAATTGAGTCTGCCCATTTAATTGCTACATTCATAAACTTGCTACCAATCCTGTCGGCAACGTTTCCGATGAAACGCTTGAAAGGATTAGGATGCTTGTGAACTATGTGATTCATTATGCTCCCCATTCCGGTACTGGTGCTTGTGCAAGGCTGGAACATAGCACACATTGCATGTCCAGCAGGTATAAACCAATCGTGTTGTCATCTGCAAACTTTACTTTGAGATGAAAAAAATCAGACCCACAAGGACAAGTCCGGATGGGG